CTGCCGCATTTATGCTTTGGCTGGCGAGGGCCGCATCCGTCTCGTAAAGATCGGCCGCAGATCGCTCGTCGATGCGCAGTCGGTGATGGCCTACCTTGACGGTCTGCCGGCAGCGGAGTTCGGCCAGTCGCGAGCTGCGGCGTGATCGGTGCGCTCTGCCGCCAGGGTCGCGCCTCCGCCCAATAAGGAAGCGCCCCGCCGACCGGCCAGGGTCGAACGGGGCACCACGAATTTCATCAACGACGACGACACCAAGGATAATCATAGCGCCGCCGGAGCGCAACCAGTCCCACAGCTCGTCCCGCCGATCATAGCGATGCATTGGCTGCGGTCGGAGGCGGCGCATGGCTGAGCACGGCCATACGATCATCATTCGGCCGGAGGCGTTCGGCTGCGGCTTTGACGTCCTCATCGACCCGCCGATCAGTTACGCCCGCTACGATCAGGAGCGCCCCACCCTTCGCGCTGCGCGGCGTTATGCCGAGAGCCTCAAGGTCGTGACCGGATTCCCGATCCGCGACAACAACGGTGACACCGCATGAGCGTCGGCGTCTTCGAGCCCATCGCTAGCCTGATCGCGCTTATTCGGGCGGAAGTTCCTTCTGTCGACGAGCTGCGCGCCAACCCTGGCACCGGCCCATTTGGGCCAAAGGTGACGGTGCCGCTCGCCGCGATCCACATCTTCATGCAAGAGATCGAGCGCATGGGCGTGGAGATCACGCGTCTCGAGGGGCTCGTTGTTCTCGCCAGCGCGGCCGAGGGCAACGCGTGATGGCGCCCTATCCGACACCCCGGGACGCCGCGCTCGCGCTTCTCAATGGTGGCACCGGCCTGTCGAGGAAGGCGGGCAGCTTCCTCGGCCAGACCGCAGTCGACCCGGCGCCGCTCAGCGTCGCCCAGCTCGGTTGGCTCGCCGCCCTGCTCGAGCGGGCATCGCTCCCGCCGCTAGCCGATGGTGCTGGCGGATGAGCGGGCATCATGATCGCCGCGGCGGCCGGCGCCGAATGTCCGACGACGATTTCCGCCGGCTCTGTGAGGAGGCGAAGGCTCGCGTTGCGCTATCGACGATCCTTCATCGGCACACCGTGCTGAAGAAGCGCGGTCGCGAGCTGGCGGGGCTATGCCCGTTCCACAGCGAGCGATCGCCATCGTTCGAGGTGAACGACGCTAAGGGCACCTTCTTCTGCCATGGCTGCGGTGCCGGTGGCGATCACTTCACCGCCCTGATCAAGCTCGACGGGCTCACCTTCCGGACAGCGTTCGAGGCGCTGACGAACGACACGTTTCCGGGCGTCGATCCGGCCGACCGCGCCCGCCAGGCCGCCGAGGATGAGGCGGAGCGGTTGGCCGCCATCGAGGATGCGCGCGCCTTCTGGGCGGCCGCGATCGACATCTACGGGACGCCGGCGGAGACCTATCTGCGTCGCGCTCGCGGCATCGTCTCGAACCTGCCGCCGACGATGCGATTCGGCATGGTGCCGGCCGCGAAGGACGACGCTGGCCAATGGAAACGCACTTATCCGGCGCTGCTCTGCGCGGTGACCCGCGGCGACGATCTGGTCGCGATCCAGCGGGTGTTCCTGCGCGACGACGGCCGCGACAAGCGCTGGGGCAAGAAGTCGAAGCTGACGCTCGGTCGCTTTCGCGGCGGCGCGGTCAAGATGGGCAGTCGCCGGCCCGATCCTGCCGAGCTAATCGTCTGCGAGGGCCCTGAAGATGGGCTGAGCCTCGCACAGGAACTGCCCGAGCGCGAAGTCTGGGCGGCTCTTGGCACGGCCAACATGCCGTTGCTCGACCTGCCGGCGTCCGTGCGCCGCATCGTCCTGGCTGGCCAGAACGACGCCGCCGGCCGGGCGGCGGTCGACGCTGCTGCCGCTGCGCTGGCCGAGCGCGGACTCGAGGTAAGCACAATGTGGCCTGCAGCCGAGTTCAAGGATTGGAACGACCAATCGCGGGGCAGGCGTAGATGACCGCCACTCCGCTCCGCGAGCGCTTCGACAAGGCCGAGCCGTTCGCGCCTGCCCAGTCTGTGCCGCCGACACCCTTCGCGGTCGAGCGCTTTCGCGACATCAAACCTCAGCTGGAGGGGCTCTGGCTCGTCAAGCGCCTCATCCCGGCAGATGGGCAGGTCGTGATCCACGGTCACCCCAACTGCGGAAAGAGCTTCTTCGCGGTGGATATGGGCCTCCATGTCGCGCTCGGTTGGGATTGGCATGGCCGGCGCACCAAGGCCGGCTTGGTGATCTACGTCGGCGCCGAAGGGCGAGCCGGGCTCAAGAACCGCATCGTCGCGTTCCAGCGCCACCACAACGTGACCGATGCGCCCTTTGCGCTGTTGCCGTCGCCGATCGACATGCAAGCTCCTGACGCCGACGTCAGCCGCCTCGCCGAGACCATTCGCCGCGAAGCCGCCCATTTTGACGTGCGGCCTGCCATGATCGTCCTCGACACGCTCAGCAAGACGTTCGGCGCGGGCAAGGAAAACACGGACGATATGGCGACCTACGTCGCCAACTGCGGCCGGATCGCTGCAGAGTTCCAGTGCTGCGTCGTTATCGTCCATCATCGCCCGAAGGATGCGGAGAGCGAGGAGCCGCGCGGCCACAGCAGCCTGAAGGGCGGCGTCGACACCGTCATCCTTGTCGAGGAGGGCTCGACGAAGAGCGCGCGCGTGATGAAGCAGCGGGACGGCGAACTCGGCTCGTCGATCCTGTTCACGCTGAAGTCGATCGAGCTTGGGCATGACGAGGACGGCGATTTCGTGACCTCGTGCGTTGTGCAGGCCGCCGACATCGACGACCGCCCGAAAAGCGATCCGCTTGCCCTCGCCATCGCCAGGCTCCCCGACAGCGCGAAGCTCGCGCTGCGCCAGCTCGAGGAGGCGATCAAGTCGGACGGCACCCCTCCGCCGCAATCCATTCCTGACGCCGAAATCAACCGAGCGCGCGTCGGCAAGGTGGTGCTTCTGAAGGCATGGCGGGACAAGGCCATAATGGCCGCCGGGACAGACCGGGACAATGATCGAGACACGGGGAAGCGGTCGTTCAATCGAGCCCTGCAGAGGCTGCAAAAGGACGACATTGTAAGGGTTTGGGGAGAGTTTGCCTGGCGCAATTGGGGTGCGAGCGGGACAGACCGGGACATTGAGCCGGGACAGACCGGGACACCGGGACAGCCGGGACACAGGTCTTTAGACCTGTCCCGGTTGTCCCGCCCCCACGTCGCTGATGATCGTTCGCAGTTTCCGCACGGCAACCCCGCGCTCCAGCCGATCGAGGAGCGCGATCCCTTCAACGATAGCCATTGGGATGACTGAGGCATGACGCGACCGACCGAATATACCGACGGCCTCGGCCTGCGGATTTGCGCGCGTCTCGCGAACGACGAGCGGCTGGCGCAGATCTGCGAGGATCATGACATGCCGGATCGCGAGGTTGCCCTCGGGTGGCTTCAGGATCGCGATCACGAAAGCTTCGTCGCCATAACCCGCTGGGCGCTCGACGAGCGTGAGAACAACGCCATGATCCGCGCCGACGGCCGGGCTGCCGAGATCATGCCGTTCACCCCGGCGACGGCCGCAGCGGCGTTCGAGAACTATGCTTGGCAAGCGGTCAGGCGGCCGGACGGCAGCTTTGACGACGGCTACCGGCGCCGTCGCGAGCACCCGTTCCTCGATCCCAACGAGAGCGACGCCGCGCGCCGATATCGCGAGTCGTGCTCCGCGGCCGGCGCGGACCGGAGCTGACCGTGGCTCGGGGCGCCACCCTGACCGCGCGGCAGGCCCGCTTCGTCGATGAATATCTGCTCGACCTCAACGCCACGCAGGCGGCGATTCGCGCCGGCTTCAGCGCGCGCACGGCGGAGCAGCAAGGGCCGCGGCTGTTGGGGAATGTTGGGGTGGCCGCTGCCATACGCGCCGCCCAGGCCGAGCGCTCCGAGCGGACGAAGGTCGATGCCGATTGGCTGCTCAATCGGCTGGCTCAGGAAGCTGATGCCGACCTGCAGGACCTCTACGATGAGAGCGGCGGCTTGCGGCCGGTGAAGGATTGGCCCCCCGTGTGGCGCCGCGGCCTCGTCGCCGGCATCGACGTCGAGGAGCAGCGCAGCGGCGACGCCGTCACGGCCACCGTGCGCAAGATCAAGCTCTCCGATCGAACGCGCCGGCTCGAGCTGATCGGCCGGCACGTGAACGTGCAGGCATTCCGCGACCAGCTCGGCGTCAGCAGCCCCACCGGCGGCCCGATCGAGGTGGATACCAAGATCACCCCCGCCGAAGCCTACCGCGCGGCGAAGGAGCTGTAATGGCCAACGCGCTCGCTGCCGAGCTGCCGTCCTTCGACTGGCGCGCGCCGGATTACGATGCCGTGTTCCAAGAGCGCATGCGCGTCCTCGCCCGCCTGCGTGCGCGGCCGGAGCTGCTGCCGCCGCTGCGCGCCTACTATCGCGATCACCCCGCCCAATTCATCGTGGATTGGGGCTGCACGGTGGACCCTCGGAACGTCGAGCGCGGCCTGCCGGCGCGCATGCCCTTCATCCTGTTTCCCAAGCAGATCGAGTGGATCGAGTGGATCATCGAGCGCTGGCTGGCGGGCGAGCCAGGCGCGACCGAGAAGTCGCGCGACAGCGGCGTCACCTGGCTCGCGATCGCGCTCAGCTGCACCTTGTGCCTCTTCCACGAGGGGCTCGCCATCGGCTTCGGCAGTCGCAAGGTCGAATATGTCGACAAGATCGGCGATCCGAAGTCGATCTTCTACAAGGGCCGCCTGTTCATGGGCGAGCTGCCCCGCATGTTTCGCGGCGGCTGGGACGCGCGCCTGCATGGGACCTATCTGCGCCTTCACTTCCCGGAGACGGGCAGCACGATCACCGGCGAGGCTGGCGACAATATCGGCCGCGGCGATCGCGCCAGCATCTATTTCGTCGACGAAGCCGCCTTCCTCGAACGCCCGCAGCTCGTCGACGCCTCGCTCTCCCAGACGACGAACTGCCGGCAGGACATTTCGACGCCGAACGGCATGGCCAACCCGTTCGCGCAGAAGGTGCACGGCGGCCAGATCAGGACCTTCCGCTTCCACTGGCGTGACGATCCGAGGAAGGACGAAGCCTGGTATGCCAAGCAGGTGGCGGAGCTCGATCCTGTCACCGTCGCCCAGGAAATCGATATCGATTACACCGCCTCGGTCGAAGGCATCCTGATCCCCTCGGCATGGGTGCAGGCGGCTGTCGACGCTCATGTGAAGCTCGGCGTCGAACCGACCGGCGCCCGCCGCGGCGCCTTGGACGTTGCCGACGAGGGCAAGGACAAAAACGCTTTTGCGATCGCCCGCGGCTGCCTCGTGGAGCATGTCGAGGAGTGGTCGGGCAAAGGCGGTGACATCTTCAGCACCGTTCAGCGCGCCTTCCACCTCTCAGACGAGCACGATCTGCCGGAGTTCAAGTTCGACTCCGATGGCCTTGGTGCCGGCGTGCGCGGCGACGCCCGCATCGTCAATGAGCAGCGCCAGAGCACCAAGCAGCGCGAAATCAGCGTTCTGCCCTTCCGCGGCTCCGAAGCCGTCTGGCGGCCGGAGAGCGAGGACGTGAAAGGCCGCAAGAACAAGGACTTCTTCGCGAACCGGAAGGCGCAGGGCTGGTTCAACCTGCGCCGTCGCTTCCAGACGACCTTCCGCGCCGTCACCTCCGGCGCCGAGTTCGAGCCCGACGACATCATCTCGATTGCATCGGGATGCGGTGCGCTCGCGCAGCTCAGCGGAGAGCTCTCCCAGCCGACTTACTCAATCAACGCTGTGGGCAAGGTCGTTATCGACAAAATGCCGGACGGAGCGAAATCGCCGAACATGGCGGACAGTGTTATGATAGTGTTCGCAGACACCTGGCAGCCAATGGTGATCAACCCCGAAATGCTTGAGCTGATCTAGGTTCAGGGGTATCGTAAACCCTCAGACTGGAGACGCATTCTCATGGCGCGAAAGACGAAGATAGTCACGATACAGTCGGAAGGCCGCGATAAGGGACGAGCCTATCAACTTACCGAGATGCCAGCTACCCAGGCAGAGGACTGGGCGTCCCGGGCGCTATTCGCAATCGGCAAGAGCAATCCAGACCTTCCGGATAATGTCACCTCCGCAGGCATGGCAGGCGTCGCGGCGCTCGGCATCCGCGCCCTGGCGTCAATTCCTTGGGCCGAAGCCGAGCCGCTATTGGCGGAGATGTTCACGTGCATCCAGTATGTGCCCGATCCATCGCGGCCGAGCATCGTCCGACCGCTGATCGAAGACGACATCGAGGAAGTCGCCACCCGCGTCATGCTGCGCGCGGAGGTTGCTAGCCTCCACCTGGGTTTTTCCATCGCCGCCGAGCTTTCGAAGCTGGGGGCGGCGCTCAAGAAGTTCATCGATACGAGGCTTACCCCAACATCCCATCCGGGATTGGCGCCGTCGTGACCTCGCACCTCGCCACGCTGCATGAGCTGAGCACGATCTACGGCACCGAGGACCTCCACAACCTCCTCGAGATCGCGGTCGTCAACGCGCACAACCAGAGGATCGCCAATGAAGCTGCGGCGAACAGCTGAGCGCGATCTTCGCTTGATGGGAAGATGATCGCCATGGGCGCGATGAAAGGCGGTGGAAAGCTGGAGGCATTCCTGCGGGACATGGAACGCAAGATTTCGCGCCCGGCCGTGCTGAAGGTCGGCTTTATGGAAGACGCGAAGGAGCCGGATGGCACTCCCACGGCGATGGTCGCAGCAATCAACAACTTCGGCGCCCCGGCTGTTGGAATACCGCCCCGGCCCTTCTTCAGCACGATGATCAGCAAGAACCAGGCGTCCTGGCCCGCGCAGCTCGCGGGCTGCCTGAAAGCCCGCGACATGGATGCGACCGCCGCGCTCGAGGATATGGGCGGCATCATCGCCGGCGAACTCCGGACCGAGATTACCTTGATGGACTCGCCCCCGCTCAGTCCCGTCACCCTGATGCTGCGTTCCATGCGCATCGGCAAGCGCGACGAGCCCGTGACGTTCGCAATGGTTCAGGAGGCGCGCGCCCGCGTCGCCCTTGGCGAGCAGCCGAAGGGGCTAACCGCGACCGGTGCGAAGCCGCTCGTCGACAGCGGCACGATGCTGAACCGCATCGAGAGCGTGGTGGAGAGCTGACATGCCCACCGTGATCGACTCGTTCATCATGCAGATGGGCTGGGATGCCGGCGACTTTAAGCGCGGCTCCAAGGACATTCAGGCGGGGCTGAAGCGCACGACGGATGAGGCTGACAAATCCGCCAAGCTCATGGAGGCGGCGGGTAAGCGGGCCGCGAACTACTTCGCCTCGCTTCGAACCGAGGTAGTCGGGCTCTTCCTGGCATTCGCTGGCGCGCACGGGCTCAAGGACTTCGCAACAGGCCTCATCGAGAATGACGCGCACGTCGGCCGTTTCTCCAAGAACATCGGCGTCGCGACGGAGAAGATCGGGGCTTGGCAGGCAGCCGTGCGTGAGATGGGCGGCGGCTCGCAGGATTCGGACGGCGCGCTCGCCACCATGGCGAAGGCTATCAGCGACGTGAAGCTCGGGCTCCGTCCCGAGAATGCCGGTGTCCTCCAGGCGCTGGGCCTGAACCAGGACAACAT